ATGAAAAAAACCGTACTTTCTCTCTTACTGCTGGCCTGTTCCGGCACGGCGCTGGCGGCACCGCAGGTGATCACCGTGAGCCGGTTTGAGGTGGGTAAAGATAAATGGGCGTTTAACCGGGAAGAGGTGATGCTCACCTGCCGTCCGGGTCATGCGCTGTATGCCATCAACCCGAGCACGCTGGTGCAATATCCTCTGAACGACGTTGCGCAGCAGCAGGTGGACAGCGGTAAGAGCAACGGCCAGCCGATCGCCATTATCCAGGTTGACGACCCGAAAAATCCGGGGCAGAAGATGAGCCTGGCACCCTTTATCGAGCGCGCAAATACGCTCTGCTAGTTTCCCGCTTCCAATAAAAAAAACCGCAGGCTTCTCTTCGGAAGCATTGCGGTTTTTGTGTTTAAGGACAGGCTAACGCTTTTTTTCAGGCCACTTTTGTTGTGGACTGGAAAACCTGGCGTCGTCATCTATTCTTAAAGTGCAAGGCGACTTAGCCTGCATTAATGCCAACTTTTAGCGCACGGCTCTCTCCCAAGAGCCATTTCCCTGGACCGAATACAGGAATCGTATTCGGTCTCTTTTTATGTCTTTGTTTTCTATAGGTTTTTTCGGCGTCCTCACGAAATCCCACGAAAATTACTCGAAATGTCCATATCCTGTTTAAACCATAACATACTCTGCACCGCGTGCGTCCAGGTATTTTTTTGTCATGGCGATATTTTTGTGACCAAGTAATCTCTGGGTAAATTCCTCTCCGCGCTCTCTTTCATACATTCTGGTCGCCAAGCTCCTGATCTCATGGTACGGGGGAGGGTTAGGGCCAAATTTTAAGGCAGTCGCATCACGAACGTCTGCAAAAGCCTGGGTTAATCCATCTGGAGTTAATGGACCCGGTTTTCTGCCTCCCCGCCGTACGGGAGAATAGATTATAAAATCTGATGGATTATTCACCTTACACCGCTCGATCACTTCTCCCAACTCCAGCCCTACTGCTTCTAGTCTCAGATCGAGTGGAAGCGCCAGCTTGTGCCCGGTCTTTTCCTGAGTAATAAACAATCTCCCGTTTTTTACATCACTGAACCGGAAAAGCGTAATATCTTCGCGGCGCTGTCCAGACACCAGAGCAAGATCGCACGCATTGGGCAGCCATTCCGAATGTGTGAGAGCCGCTTCTCTTATCGCCAGGAAATGCTCGAGCAGTAAACGCTCTCGTTTAACCTTCGGCGTCGGCGTTCGTGTCGGTTCCGCCGGGTTCCTTTCTATATGTCCCTCCACGATTGCCTCCCTGAATATGTCCAGGAGTACCGAACGCAAACCGGCTGCCATGCTCTTCTTGTCGCAGAGGATGTATGACTCCAGAAAATTCGAGATGTCTTTAGTGCTGACTGACGAAAGTGGCGTGCGGCCAAACTCATCATTAATAGTGGCGATCTGGTTTCGCCTGACCTTCATCGTATTCGGCTTTAGCTCTCTTCGTTCCAGAATCACCTCGTAACGCTCAAGCCACGCCGACACAGTAAAAGTAGGCGCGTCTTTAATACGGTCCAGAAGGGAGGACGGAAGGTAATTCTGGTCGATATAGTTGTTGGCTTCGATCGCCTGGGCGACGGCGTCTTTTCTGTCGATCCGGCCAAGAGAAATTTCCTGGCCGGTTGTCGGATTTCGCCAGCTATAAAGCCTGTCTCTTTTGCGATAGGTCAGGTTACGGGGCAGATTAGCGTCGTAACGAACTGGCCTTTTCGCCATGAGTCAGTCTCTCCAGTAAGGTGCCGCCAGCTGGCAGCTTCAGGTGTTTCGGTTTTTGCCGCAGGTTCTTTTTGCTCGGATCCACATAGGTGGCGTCTTGCTGAACCTTATATTCTTTTCCGTGCAGTTCGGGCGCAGGGTAAATGCGGCCCTCTCGTGCCCAGCGGCGCAGAGTGGAAAGGGAAGGCGGCTTTGAATAAGTCAGGTCTGCCCATTCCAGTAAATTTAGAAGCTTGGCCATATAACCTCCTGCTTCCGACAACTCATTATAAAGTTGCCGGAAAAGTGTTTGTGATATTTCTATATCAGGCGATCTGCCCGGGTAAGGATCGCAGGCGGCGCATGCCGGTCATTGCCGTGGCCACGTAGCTCGCTTTCCGGTTCACCACCTCCACCCAGACCTTCACTCCTTCCACCCGTACCGTGTACGTCTCCCGAATCTTGCTGCGGCCATAATTGCCGTAGCGCTCCTGATGGGCCGCCAGTGCGATATCGCAGGCCTGACGTGCCAGCGGTGATTGTGTGCTGCGGTTAATCAGTCTCATGCGGCACCACCTCTTTTTCGCCCTGGATCATGACTTCACGGCTCGCTTTCCACGCTTTCCATGCATCAGCGGCCCCAGAATAGATGTATTCGCCATCGTCATTGCGGTTGAACTCTGATTCCAGGTCAGCTCCTGAGAGGCCGCAGTTTTCTCCATACCACGCTTCGAACTCAGTGCGCCCATTATCCGGCACTGCTGGCACAGGCGGGGCAGGGTAAAGCGGGATGATGTTCCGTGCCTGTCCTTCCTCGATAGCCCATTCTGGAGGCGCTTCGCGCTCAATGACGCGCTTAAAGCTCTGTGGACCCTCGCAGGTGATACAGGATGCCCATTCGTAGTCCCACGCCACTGGCTCAGCCGTCAGCGTTGCCAGTGCAATTTCATACGTGGCGGTGTCACGCAGGGCGCGGATTTTATATCGATCCGGTAAGGCATCCGTCGAAACCTCTTTAGTTACTTCAATCATGCTGGTGATATGTGCGATTAACTGCTCTTTTGTGAATTTGCTCATCTCGTTACCGGGAGGGCGAACCCTCCCGCCTCCCTTAGGCCACGTATTCCGGTTTCATATCTGCCAGGGTGATGCTGAACTTATCGTGCAGCTCGTCGCCCAGGTGACGTTTTGCCGACGCCAGCACTCGTTCAGCTTCTTCGAAGCGCTCGGCACCATCCGGTTCGCCGGGCTGCGGCAGGGAGTTGATCGCCGCCTCAACCTTGTTGCGTGCATCCACCAGGTGGTAACGCTTCACGGCCTTGTTTTTCAGCTCGGTATACAGGGCCGAACCCAGCGTGTTCTTGGCAGTTTCGATATCGGCCCTAACTGCTTTGGCGTTATCTACGTCCTGCGCGGCCTCAATGCGATCTCGGAACTCATCGGCCATAGCGTCGATGTTGGCGGCTGATTCCTGCGCGCTGTGAGTGGTGGTTACGGTGTCACCTTTGATATCAGCCAGGCTCACGCGCTGGGCTGGGGCCGGGTTAATCTCCTTCTCGGCGCGTTGCTCGACTTCATCAGGGGTGTACACGCCAAGAACAACCGCAGGGCAGTACAGGCGCGCCCAGTATTTCAGGGCCAGATATGCGATCTGCTGCTTAGGATTCGAAATCCACAGGGGAGAGTTACGCGTAATCACGCTGGACAGGAATACAGGTTCGCCCCAGGTGATCTCACTCTCACCGCGAATGACAGCCCCCACACGAACAGACAGGCCTTGCTCGTCAGCACTGGTCCAGCCGCGTACCATTTCTTTTTTGTCGTACGTACCGCCGCCTTTCGCTGGCTTCTTAACGATCTCTTCGCGCATGCTGGCGCATTTCGACCAATCGCCCTCGTACTCATAGTGGAAGCGGCCCACAATGGCGTTTGAACTGGAGATCACCGCGTTTACCAGCTGCGCCTCGTAGCCCAGCACGCCGTTGACCAGGTGCGTTTTCTGCGCCACCGCGTACGGGTTCATCCCCCACTGCATAGCCTGCATGATGATGGCCATGCAGTCGGCTGGGTTACCGCGAAGATGTTCAGGAACCGTTACGGCTGCCTGGGCCATTAAACCGGCAACGGCCTGCAGCTGGGTTAATGCCTGCACATTGAAGATGGCGTTGCTGGCAGAGATAGTGTTTGGAGCCTGCTGCTCCGCGGTTACGATATTCATGTTTTCCATCATCATTCCCCTTATGCCTGAGTACGCAGCGCTTCAAGGCGGCGCAGGTCGAAGTCGTTCAGTTCGTCGGTGTAGTCTTCGGTGATCGGCGCTGGCCACACGCCAGTGTCGAAAGCGTTAGCGATACGGTTCATGGTCTGGCGATACTCGAGCATGCCCAGCTCAATCAGTTCTTCGCTGGCCTCAACGATGGCGATCCAGTGATAACCTTCGTCTTTGTTAACGAAGATCCAGAAGAACTGATCCAGCGCCGCGGTGTTCATGTACATGGCCGCGCTGAGGTGATAATCGCGGTCGATGATTTCGCGGTGCAGACGGGCACGCAGGCCGGACTGTTTCACGTTCCACATGCTGATGGTTTTCAGGTCAGCCCCGATGCGAACGGCGTCGATGTCGATTTCCAGATCCGGGCGTACGCGGATTTCCAGCCCGGTCTCCTCATCGATACCGAAATAGCTCGTCTCAACAGCGCGATCAGGGTGCAGCAGCAGCTTGCCGGCAGTCGGGTGTTCGTGCAGTGCTTTCTGAATGGCCAGCGCCGTTTGCATCTGCTGCTGGGTAACCAGAATCTTGTCGCCCGGGTTCTCGCGCCACGCATCCAGCAGTTCGTCAGCAAATACCGCATCCGGCTTCACGGACTTCACCGCCTGGATCATCTCCGCTTTGGTGCCGGACACTTTCAGCGGTGCCGGTTTCTGCGCTTCCTGCGCCACCATGTCGGGGTTGATGATCGCCAGCTGCTCGAGGAGCGCGTCGCGGCTGCCGCTGATTTTCACCGGAACGGGCAGGGTGGCGTTGTACTCTTTGATGCAGGCTTTCATCGCAGATACAGTAAAGTTTTTATCGTCACCAACGATCCGCTTAAATTCAGCAGGCAACTCGAGATATGCGAGGCCAATTGCATCTTTATCGCCGCCCATCGGCACCTGCGCGGGCAGGGTGGTGTTGTACTCTTCCAGCAGCACCTTGATGTCGTCAGCGCTCAGCTGCGCTGGCAGGCTGGCGTTATACTCATCGATGAAGGCGCGCAGGGTCGCCGCGGTGGTAAATGCCCCTTCCGGGATCACCGGCTCCACGCTGAACTCCTCATCAAGGTTTTCCGGCTGCAGCGCCAGCGCATGCACCAGGTTACCCATATCCAGCACTTTGGATCCTTCGCGCGGGATGGTCTTGGCGACGTGGCGCGCGTTGAAGTACATCAGGCTGACTCGGGCATCCTTCACCTGGGTGCTGCTGATCCCGTTCGCTGCGTGGTAGACGTTATTCGGCAGACCCTCATAGCGGCCCGGTTCGAAGTACGCCGGGTATTCGGCTACTGGTTCGGTCTGATGCGCCTTTGGCTCGATCTGATTAACTTCTGGTGTGTTTTGATGCGCAGAATCGTCATTTTGATGCGCATTTTCCGCGTTTTGGTTCACATCGGCCTTTTCCTGGTTAGCCAGGCTCGGCGCTGCGGCGGCCAGAACTTCGGACGAATTCAGGGCATCTGCTTGCGGATCAGCTGCATCAGCGCTTTCGCCTGGTGGTAACGCGTCACCAGCTTCTCCTTCCTGCGGGTTAGTCTCTTCCATCTGCACATCGCTGGTGGTCTCCTCATTAATCGGTGAACGGTCATCATTTTCCGGTTGTTTTTCGTTCATCAGGCCATCGATGGCGAATACGCCTCCGCCGAAGTTCGCGACCTGTGGCTGGCTGGTAGCAGTCAGGTCTTCTTTAACCCACTTCGGATCGACTGGGTCACTGATGCCGTCAACGAACTCGCCGCGTTCCGCAGCTAACTGCTGATCGACAAAGTGGCTATCAATCTCATTCTCCGCAGGTTTGTCAGTAACAGACTGAAGGGCCACTAACTCAGTTGCAGCATTGAATTCAGCCGTCATCGTCTGGTTTACGAACTCCAGATGCGCAACTGGCGTCAGGTGGATGTTCACCGGCGCGATGCGCACCAGGTTGAAGATGGCCGCGCGGTTGACCGCCAGAACGCCTGGCTGGTTGCGCAGGATTTTGCTCCATGATTTCCATGGTTCTTCTTTGTTCGCGACAATCTCTTTGGCGCGGCGGTGGATGCTGCCGGGGATTTCCAGATGGTTGAAGTCCATCGGCAGAAGGGCACAGGCGATCTCCAGATCGAGGGTGTCCAGGGTGTGATGCGCATCTGCGCCGCGGTCAGTTACATATCCGCCATCAGCGTTGGTACCAGCGTCAGTGCGCTGCACGTGGCTGATGCGGTTACCTGCGGCCCATTCGCGCGTCAGGATCCCGCGGTCGATATATGGAGTGGCTACCCAGGCTTTAGTGAACTGCAGCAGCAGAGCCAATTCATGGCGCTTATCCATGCTGAACACTTTTCGAATAGCATTCGTATAGCGCCACAGGTCTTTGGTATCAAAAGCCTTAATCTCAGCGCAGCTTTCAGCAGCAAGCAGAAGCGTCTGGACATAGTTATTGTCGGTATCACTCTCCAGCGCATGCAGTTCCGCATGTTCACCGCGGGTGACATGATGGCGCAGTTCATCCACCGTCAGTTGAGCCAGTAGTTGCTGACGGAACGGCAGTTTGCATACTGCGTAACGAGTAAACTCATCGCCGTTTTTGAGTACCCGCAGGCCGTTCTCATACCAGTAAGGCTCATCCCTGGTCGGGAGCTTTCCACTCTTCCAGTCTTCAACCAGCTGATTGCGTTCACCAGCTTCTGCCTTAATCCAGCCCAACATGAAGGCGGCCACCAGTTCAGGGTCGTGTTCTTTGGCCTGCGGAAAAACTTCTTTGACGGCCTGCACCAGCTTCCACTCAGCATGCAGGCTGAGATCGCTAATATCAGCAACGTCATTTTTGGCCTTCAGGAGACACTGGAAGTAAACATTCCCCTCATCGCTCGCCAGTTCGTTGGCGACGATGTGCTGCTCCTGGCTGATTTCCGAAAGGTATTTGTCACCCAACAGATGAACGGCGAAGCGAACCGCCGGGGTGCGATTTTCAAGCTGGGAGGTGCTGCCCACATCTGCGGTATGAGTGGCGGTTACCGGCGCGGCAGGCAGATCCGCATCGCTGGTGGTGCTAGCAGGGAGGAGGGTGGTTTCATCCTGTGGCGCAGTGCCCGGGATCACGTTCCAGGTGCGCTGGTCGTCGGCCAGGGTGTAGCGCTCGCACCAGGTGTAATCGATGGTGCTTTCTTCGGGAAGGTCATTGAACACCGGGAAATCGGTGCGGACAGGCTTGGCGTAGTCTTTACCGCGGCCAGTTTCGATGCCTGCATCTTCCAGCGCGACATCCAGCTGCAACGCAGCTCGTGATTGGGTGTTGGCGGAGAGCCACACTACAGCGTCAGGCTTCCCTGACTTCTGAGTGGCCTTAACCAGGTAGAAAAATTCCATGTCAGATCCTCATTTTTGGATGTAAGATCCCCGGGCCAGAGATAGCGCCCATTGGGTGTGTTTTTTGGTTTTGGTATAAATTCCGGTGTAACTTTGGTCGGTGGCACCGGACGTAGACCCCGCCTTGCGCGGGTTTTACGTTAGCTTTCGTGGGCCATCTGGTCGTACGAAGCGCAACGCTTTGAGCAATAATCGAGTTCTTCGCGCGCCAGCTGGGCGCCGCGGATGAAGATCAATACGTTTTTAACTTCTTTGTCTTGCTCGATAGTTTTGCGGCAGTACGCGCATGTCTTCTGCATCATCATCTCCTCAGAACTTAACCGTGGTTTCCGCTGGCACTTCGTCACTGCGGACGATCCGTTCTACCGGGTAGCAATCTCCAGAAACCTTCTGTTCGATAGCGGCCTGCTCGCATTGCTGCTGGCTGTCATAGACATCGAGAACGACATCCTGAAATTCACCATTGGTCATTCCGATGGTCAGGACGAGTGCGAATAAAGTGCCCATCAGTGCGTCCCTGCCGGAACCAGGTGCGGTTCAATATTGCGCGAGGCATACGGTCGGCGGATGTGGCGCAGATTTCCCTGCGGTTCATGCCAATACATGCCTTCGCTGTAGTTAAAAGAGACCAGCCATGCTGCGCCGGTACGCTGATTACGCATTGGAACAGCGCGACCGCTGTTTGGTACTGCTGGATTAATTTTCATCTCAATCACCTGTTTGCCCTTGTCGCCAGGCTGGCGGAACATTTCTTTAACCTGACAACGCTGCGCTTGTTGTCGATGCATTGAAGACTACAACTTAAAGTTTCGCATGTAAAGCCGAAGAAACAAAAAGTTTCGTTTGAGTATAAAAAAAGACACCTCAGGCGGGTGTCTCATTTTGGCGAGAAACTATGGCTTGTTATTTTTGCTGATTGTGGATGATGTCAAACACATCACTTTTGAGAAGATCAATTTCGTGTAACATGGTCTTTGTATGCAGTATGAGGCGCAGCTTTTCTGCCTCAGGCAACTGGTTAAAGAGGGATAATAAAGCCTCTTCTTTTTCGTCAAGCTCTCTGCGTGTGCTGGTGGTTAGCACGACATTCTCTGCATCCCCATCCTCATCCATAAAGAACCAATGCTCGGGCTTACGTGAAACAGCTGCAAGGCGTTTCAGACGTTCGCCACTGGCCACTGTTTTTCCCTTTGACCAGTTTTGGACAGCCGTATGGGAGAGCAAAACCTGTTTTGCGAGATCGGCCATATTCCAGCCATTTTCGGTCATGACCTGTTTGATTCTTTTTGCGAATACGGGATGAGCGACTTTATTCATATTGTTATTTTACAACCTTTGGTTTCGCCTAGCACTCCAACTATTTGTTTCGTTTTTCTTGCAACTTAAAGTTTCGTTGAGTATCCTCATGGCATTCCACTAACAGGAGGCCCAATGAACAAATCACTTAAAGAAAAAATCACCAATACCATGTCGCGTGTCGACATTGGTGCGCAGCTTGGCATTTCATCTCAGGCAGTAAGCAAATGGATGAGCCAAGGGAAAGTCCCTGCGGGACGTGTTGTCCCTCTTTGCAAAGTCCTCAACTGGGCTGTAACGCCCCACGAAATTGATCCAGGTGCCTACCCAAACCCAACCGATGGTTTACCGCGTCAGGAGCATTAATCATGCAAACACTTTCTTTTCAACAGAATAACAGAGCGCCAGCAGAGCGCCTGACATTCTCGTTTCACCAGAATGAGAGGGATGACCAAAAGATTGATCACCGCACCATCTGTTCTGCCGTTCGCGCCTGGGCGGCAGCAGATGGGCGTGTGGCTGTAGCCCTGGCAATCAAAGAAGCGGTTGAAGAGGCAGGACTGGTAGGAATCGACACCAGCTGCAATGCGGACGTATGGAATGTGAAGCTGTTTCGTTGGCTGGATAACAAGGAGAAGTCTCCAGTCTACCGGGCGAACGTCGAGCAGCTGGAGCCGGTTATCATTTCGGTTTTGCCCCTGGCATACCGGGATCGGGTTGTTAAGCACGATAGCTTCGCGCTTCGCATCGCCAAGTCGGTGAAAGAGGATGCTGAGGCCATTCAGGCAGTCGTTCTCAAAGCCCCCAAACAGGAACGCTGGAAAGAGATCAGCGAAAGCATAGTTGCTAAGTACCTGCTGGATGGACCGGATTCAGTTGCGCCAATTATGGCGATGGTCACGACGATGCTTGGAGGTGCGATTTGA